GTTACACCACTAATCAATTAAAACGCATATTAAACGAATTTAAACGGTATTTAAAGGGGTATTTGAAATACTCCTTTTACTTTTGCCGCAATTTTATATTTATAGGTTATAAGCTCCCGATTTTCGGGGGCTTTTAATATTACTCAAAATAATTTAAACGGAGGTAAAACTATGGACTTAATGGAAATCCTTAAAGCCTTGTTTGGTGATGAGGCTTTGACATTTGAGCAGTTTGCCGAAAAGGTAAACAATGCGGCAGATGTTAAGCTCGGCAACCTTGCAGGCGGTCAGTACATTGAAAAGGAAAAGTATGACGATGTGTCAAATCAGCTTAAAACTGCAAATGAAAATCTCGAGGGTTATGACCCTGATTGGCAGACAAAGCTTGCACAGGCACAGGCAGACGGTGAGAAAAAGCTCAATGACTATAAGTTTGAGCAGGCTGTTGAAAATGCTATCAACAACGCAGGTGCTGCGGATTTGGTATCTGTAAAGGCTAATCTTGATATGTCGAAGATTGCACAGGGCGAGGACGGCAAAATCACAGGTCTTGACGAACAGCTTGCAGAGCTTAAAACAAACAAGCCTTTTCTTTTCAAGTCTGATGAAAGACAGAAAAAGTTAAACCTCGGCGGACCCACGGGCGGTGCGAAAGCAAAGTCCGGCTCAAACATCAAGTCTGCCGTTGAAGATTTTTACAAGAAATAAGGAGGAAAACATATGCCTATTACATTAGCAGAAGCAAGTGTCGGCAGAGCCGACAAGGTTACACAGGAGGTTATTGATACTCTCCGCCGTGGCTCACAGTTTATGGATGAGCTTACTTTTGATGATGCCGTATCTCCGGGTGTCGGAGGTTCAACTCTCACTTACGGTTATCTCCAGCTCCAGACCCCGTCAACAGCGGCAGGCAGAGAAATTAACAGCGAATACACAGCGAACGAGGCTAAAAAAGTTAAGAAAACCGTTGACCTTAAAATCTTCGGTGGTGCTGCTGAGGTTGACAGAGTAATTCAGGAAGCAACAACTGATGAGATTGCTTTTCAGCTTGAACAGAAGACCAAGGCGACAAAGAACTTCTTTCAGTACACCTGCATCAACGGCTCAAAGACTGATAAATCGGTTGATTTTGACGGTCTTACAACCTTGCTCAAGGGTACAAGTACAGAGTACAACGCTGGCTCTGACAAGACAGTAGTTGACCTCTCAACATCTGCACTTGTTACAAGCAACTATCAGCTTATGATTGATATGCTCAACGAGTTTATCGGCGGCATTGACGGCAAGCCTACTTTTTTGCTTGGCAACAGCAAGATTATCGCCAAACTCAAAAGTGTGGCTCAGCGTGCAGGATACCTCACAAGAGCAGAGGACGCTTTTGGTAAGACTGCTCAGGGTTACGATAATATTATTTTTTACGATATGGGTAACTATTACAACGGCTCTGCCACTGTTCCTTGCGTACCAATCTATGAAACAGGTGCATCAAGCTCAAAGGTAACAGGTCTTACCGACCTTTATGCTGTACAGCTTGGTCTTGACGCTTTTCATGGTGTATCCCTCAGCGGTTCATCAATCATTAAAGCACATATGCCTGACCTTACTGCACCGGGTGCAGTGAAAAAGGCTGAGGTAGAAATGGTTGCCGCTGTCGCACTTAAAAACACAACTAAGTGCGGCGTTTTCAGGAATATTAAGGTATCTTGATATGTTTGCAGATTATTCTTATTATACAGATGCTTGGGCAGGTACTTTGATACCTGCTCAGGAGTTTAACAGCTATGCACGCAATGCTGAACGGCTGATTAACTATATTGTCAACGGCGGTGTTAAGGAGGTTACGGTGCAGGTTCAGAACGCAGTCTGTGCCGCTGCCGAGGCGGCATATGAACTCCGTCAGAGCGTGGCAAATATTCCGCAGGGCATTAAGTCCGAGAGCACAGACGGTTACAACGTTACATACAAGGACTACAACGCAGATGACCTTGCAGACCGAGAAAAAAGAGCCATGTTTAAAGCTATCAGACAAGAGCTATACAACACAGGCTTGCTGTATCAGGGGGTACGCTGATGTTTACTAATCATACAACTATAACTCTTTTTTGCAGTAAGCAGATGGGGCGTGAAAAGCTGTGGAGCAAACACACCTTGCGTGATGTAAATTTCCATGGTGCAGACCAGATGCTTGTGTCCGATAAGGAAGTCAAGCGCAGTGAGGAGTACATCATTCGTGTGCCACACTCGGCTCTTGAAAATTATGTTGACAAGGCAACCTACAAGGCAATGCCTGCCGATGAGGCTTACAACTACTTTACGCTCAAGAAAGGCGATTATATCGTCCAAGGCGAGGTTGACTGCGATATATCAAACGCAGCGGATTTAATTAAAAACTATGACGCACTTGAAATTGTTTCTGTGACTGAAAATCTTAATGCGTCTAACTATTCAAAGCACATTAAATTGGTGGTTAAATGATAATTAAACTGCTTTTTAACACTACTGAAACAATGCTTAAAGACCGTGGCTTGCAGGCTGAGGGCAAGGTACAGAAAATTGTTGACAGCGAAGTCCTCCGCCGTTCTGACCCTTATGTGCCTTTTGACACAGGCTATCTTAAAAAGAGTGGCATTACAGGCACTAAGATTGGTAAAGGTGAAGTTATTTACGATGCTGTCTATGCTCACACAAATTACTATATGAATGCCGGCAAAGGCAAAGAAGGTACTTCAAAAGGCGGTTTGCGAGGTAAGTTTTGGTTCGAGCGTATGAAAGCAGACCACTTGGAAGACATTTTGAAAACCGCAAAGGAAAAGTGCGGAGGTAAATAATGGAAACATCAATTATTAAATCATTGTTTAAATGGTTTTGTGACTGTGAAATTCTTGAGGCTGATGCAGAGCTGAATGTTGACTATCTCGGCGAAGATGCAGAGCAGTACAGCATTGAAACTGTACCTTGCAAAACTGTAGTAAAAAGCTACATTGACGGCTCTGCTAAGTGTCAATATCTCTTTATCTTTGCAAGCCGAGAATGTTACAGTCAGGAAAACGGAATAAATATGGCAAACCTTGAGTTTTACGAAAGGCTTGAGGATTGGATTGCAGAACAAAACATAAATCGCAAATTACCTAAGCTCCCTGACGGCTGTACTGCTCAGTCAATCAAGGTTTTGTCATCAGGCTATGTAATGAACAATGATACGAAGACGGCAAGGTATCAAATACAGTGTCGTTTGGAATATACTAAAAATTTGGAGGTAAAAAATGGCTGAAGTAATTAGACAGAGAAGAATGCAGGCAAATTATCTTAACTGCAGTAACGGCAGCAAAGAAAAAGCATTTGCACTTTTGGGTGTCGGTGCAAAAACACTTGATGAAAATCCATCAGCTCAGACTAAGAGCCGTAAGTATGTATGCGATAAATCAGCAACTAAGTCAATCAGCGGATATGATTGGACTACTGCTTTTGATATTGACCAAATTCGTGAGCAGGACGCTATTAACTTTATTGTGAATATCGGTGAAAATCAGCTTGTCGGCGAAGATGCAGAAACCGAGTATGTTATCGTTGACCTTGACCAGAAGGAAGGTTCAACCGGAACTTCATACCACGCACGCAAGCTTAATGTTGCTATCGAGGTTGCATCTTTTACAAATGATGACGGCGAAATGGGCTGCACAGGTAACTTTCTTGGCAAGGGTGACCCCGTCGAGGGTACTTTTGATACATCCACTAAAACATTTACTGCTAAATCTGCTTAAGGAGACATAAACAATGATTATTAATAATGTAACCTTGCCAGACATTGATGTTGCAGATGCACTCGAAATGGAGCGCTTTGAAAAGGCTAACGATAATGTCAGCGACAAAATGAAACAGCTTGACACAAACGGTAAACGCAGATCTGAGCTTATTCGTGCACAGTGCAGTGCGATTTTCGATTTTTTTGACGAAGTTTTTGGAAACGGTACTGCAAAAAAGGTATTCGGTGATTCAGTTAATCTTACTACTTGCATAAACGCTTACGAGTCTGTTATTGTTGCTGTAAATAAGCTTGACAAAGCTGTCGGCGAACAGTACAAGGCTAAACTCGGCAACCGTCAGCAGCGTAGAAATAAGCACAAGAATCATTACAACAACCGTCCAAAGATTGTTAAGTGATGAATATGCTTATTAATTCTGTGCCTGACAGTTTGCATATTGCAGGGGCAGAATATAAAATACATACTGACTTTAGCGTATGGATTGAGTTTGAGAAACTATTATCTGATGAAAGCGAAAACGCTCATAAAACTATTTCAGATATAAAAAATCTGATTTTCTGTGACAAACAACCTCCGCCACGAGCTGACGAAGAAACGGTAAATAAAATTCTTTGGTTTTATCGTTGTGGAAAAGAGCCACAGAACAGCAGTCATACATCAGAAAAAGAGATTTTCAACTATGATTATGATGACGGTTATATATTTTCGGCATTTCTTGAACAGTATCACATTGACCTTGAACAAACAAAGCTCCATTGGTGGAAGTTCCACGCTCTTATGTTGTCATTATCAGACAGCACAGAGTTCGTAAAAATAATGGGTTACAGGTCAATAGAAATCAATTCTAAAATGACAGCTGCTCAAAAATCGTTTTATCAAAAAATGAAAAAGCAATACAAGCTGCCTCTCAAGGAAAAAGTGCAAAAACAAATTTCAAGCATTGAGGACGCACTTATTAACGGAGAAACGATTGACAACCTTTTGTGAAATTTATATAATATTGTTAAAGTTATATTATTTCACGAGGTGGTACTATGAAAAAGGTTTTATGCTTTCTTATCTTGTCATTGCTTGCAATCAACTGCACAGCTTGCTCAAATAATGTAAATAAC